GTGCCGTGAGGAAGTTTATTGTTAAACCAAAGCAGAGTCCCTGGTTCAACGATGACAGTTTCTTTGCCGCAGAAATATTGATACCTCCCAAGTATAGAGAGGTGATACCTGTTTCTGCTCAGGTAATAAGTCCCTTCATCAATATGTGCTCCGACAATTTCATCAACAGGAAGTGAAAGAAAACCGCACCGATGAATTTCTGCGTTCTTAAAATGCTTGCGTATGATCTTTCTTATTTCACTATGATGTTCGTATGCTGGAGTCTTGATATTGATTTCAGAATCTCCAACAAAGTCTTCCTTGTTCTTAACTCCACCCATTATAAGTTGTAAAGCACTTACTGGCAAGTCAGCAAATCCTCTATCAACTAAGGACTGAGAATCCTTCAGATGTTTCTGATGGTCCCAGTCCTGTGGATATTTCTTTAGTTGTTCAATGACTTTAGAAACATTAATTCCAGTCTTAAGAACTTTAATCATTTACCATAACTAAATTCTTTATTTGCAATTTCATCAAGTGCTTGCATTACCTCTTGCGTGAAATATTTTTCGGGTTCTGCGAGAATTTGTTTGGCATAAAGTTTTTTTCCGTCAATCTCATATCGACCCGCAACGTTTTTCCAAAGTCCACCAATCTCACCAAGTTCAAGAAGACCGTAATGTCTATCAAGACCACGATCATCGTAATACAAACGTATTTCCACATCTTTATTCTCTTTACTTAAACGCGACTTAGCAGTCTTTGCCTTGATAACATTTCCAACGACTTCCGTTCCATCCTTTTCTTTTTTCTTGCTAAGATAAATGATCGTAGAGGCAGCATACTTAAGGCCACTACCACCACCCATTTCTTTAGTAGGAACATAAGCACCGATGACATCGTAGGTATGATTGGTTACAATCATTGGAATGTTTGCTTGTCCCAACTTCAACGTAAGCATTCTGAATGCACCTTTGACCAGTTGAGATTTGGTCATATCACGAACTTGCTTGTCGTTGAGTGCGTCAGTAATCTCCTTTTCGGTTGAGAGCATACCTAAGGAGTCTAACACAAACATACAAGGTTTGCGTTCATCTACAGGTTTTTTTAAGTATATATCCACTGCCTTAAGGGCCTTACTCCGAAACTCTTCAATTGTCACGACATTCACAACAACCAAACGGTTCAGATCAAGTCCACGACTCTCAAGAAGAGATTTATTAACTGCTGCTTCAGTGTCAAAGTACAGACAGTAACCATCAGGATTAGAATCCAAAAAGTTTTTAACAACAGCGAGAGAGAAGAAAGTTTTGCCAGTAGAAGACTCACCAGCAATGGCAGTAATCTTATTCCCAGATACACCACCAAATACACTACCTGAAACCAGTGCATTAAAAATGTATGAACCTGTGTCCACATAGGTTTCAGTTTCATCAATGTCAGATGCAAGTTTAGTGAAATCGTCTCCAATTTCTTTTACAATATCTTTAAGAAAATCCATTACAGTACAAATCCAAATTGTTCACGGGCGATCTTTTTATAAGGTCCACCAGGATTTGCATCCCGAATTTCCTTAATAGTATTCAACTTTTGATAAAGAGCAGAGTCTCCACCAAGTCGCAATGCACTTACAATTTTTGTAAGTTCTTCGTCATTAATAGGCAAATCCATTATCCAAAAAAGAGTTCAAGGTTTACAGTTTTTTCTACACTCCATTCGATTGCATCAAGTATTGCTTTCAGAGGTTCTAGAAATGCTTTCTCAAATTGTAAGTCATAATCAACATATTTGTCAAGATCAAGTTCTTTTGGAAAGTCAGAAATAAATGAAATCACATTTTCGTGAATAATATTTGGTTTCTTCAGGTAACAAAATTTAATTTTCTCACCATTCTGAATCAAAGAATATTTGTTAGTTAGTTTCTTCTGTTTAATATAGTGATTAAAAAGAAGTGCTCCACGAATATGAATCGGAGTACCTTTACTATAGATATCCGAAGAAGATTGATACTTCACAACGTCAGAAGCAGAACGAGGAAATGATATATCTTCGGGTGGAAGTTTCTTAAACTCACTACGACTTTTATCAATAAAGTCAATCACATTCTCTTCAGTTCCACTCATCATCAACTTAAGAGCATCTTTAATCATTTTACGACAAGGTGCAGGAGTAGATGATTTAACTGCCTCAATACCCATCATTTTGAGTTTTGGTTCAGTGTATTGAACACCTTCACTATTCCATACATTGAGAATATAACGTTTCTTTGCGGTCCAAATACCACGATCAGCAATATTCTCACGTTTCATTTGCATTTTTTGTTCATATGCCGAAACGTAATCCGCAAGTTCCTGATAAGATTGTTCGATGAATGGTTCCAACTTGTCTTCACAGATCTTGTCAAGTATTTCCACAATTGCTGTTTTGTCGCCAGACTTATTAGCAAAAAATTTATCAACAAGAGGTCCAAGATTAAGATAGATTGAATCGGTATCACTAGCGATGACATAATCTACTTTCTCCGTAGACAATAGTTTATTTAGATATTCATTCATCTTATTCTCAATCCAACGAATTGAGACCTGACCAGAAAGTGTAATAGCTTCAGCATTTGCTAGTTTATAGTACCTGAAATATTGATTACCAATAGCACCATAAGCAGAGTTAAGAGAAATCTTCTTCGCCATTTGAATGTTGTTACATCGGGCGATTTCCTTTTCAAGTTCTTTAGTAGGAGTCTTCTCATACTGCTGTTTTGCTGCAAGCATTTTCTTCTTGAAGATAACACGATCCCCATACATCTTCTCCATCAATTCGGGAAGAAATCCCTTCACATCTTTGCGATACATAGCACCATTTGCACAAATCGCATTATCTTTATACAACTCAAAGTTAATAGATTGATTTAAGATCTTATCAACAGATACTGTCGGATGCTTTTCTTCAAGAAGAGTTTCTGGAGAAATATTGTATTGCATAATTAGGTGAGGATAAAGAGAGTTCAAGTCAAAACTCACAACCCAATCATACTTACCAGGAATTGGTTCTTTTACATAAGCACCAGCATACTTTTCATTCTTAGATGACCTACCTTTTGGTGGAATCACAATATTTCTTTTCTTCAAATAGTTAAAAATAATGTTGTCCCACATTCTTACTTGATAGAAGACATCTCCATAATTAACTTTGGCATCATATGCCATAGTCAGTGCAAGTTCAATCAACTTCATTTTATCTTCTAGACGGTCAACAAGTTCCACGTCAACAATATTATATTCAATAAACTTTTGCCATCCTTGAGTATAAAAGTCCTTAAAGGTATCAAACTCACTGTGATCTAATTTCTTTTGTCCAAGTTCAACACTAGCAATATAATCTAGACGATAAGATTCTTGTGCTTTATAGGTAAACTTCTTATAAAGATCAAGATAATCAAGTTGAGTTACTCCACCAACATCAAAAGTTGTATGCTTACGACCCTGAATAAAAGTCTCACCTTCAGTTACCAATCCCCAAGGAGAAAAACGTTTCATTAGTTTTTCTCCAAGGACACGATCAAGTCTCTTACAGATGTATGGGATATCATATAGTTGAATGTTCCATCCAGTAATTACGTCAGGAACATCAACCATCCAATAGTTAATAAAATGATTCAGAAGTTCATATTCACTTGGACAGCAATGATATGTAACATTCTTCTGCTTATTATTAAATGGTTTAACACCCCAAGTAATGATTTCCTTGGTTGCATAATTTTGAATAGTAATTGCAAGAATTTCCTCTGATGCAGATTCTACATCAGGGAATCCCTCCTCAGAAGAAACCTCAATATCCAAAGTTACAAGTTTGATTTGTTTAATATCAAACTTAATTTCATCCTCTGGATATTTTTCTGAAATGTATTGATAGATATAACGATCATTTCCATAGATCTCAAATCCATCAACACTATCATATTTTTTATAAAACTCACGGCAATCCCGAACAGTTCCAGGATTAACTTCATCAACATATTCTCCACCTAATGTTCTATATTTGGTTTCTCTTTTACTTTTTACATAAAGAGTTGGATAAAACTCATCTCTTGTTTCAAATCGTTTACCATCTTCAACCCCGCGAACCAGAAACTGATTCCCGATCATTTGAACATTAGTGTAAAATTTCACTTAATCAATTCCTCGTATTTTTCAAGTAGTGTCGGCATTGGATCTGCGAGTGTCAGAATCTTATCCGAACTCATCATAAATGTTTCTTGTTTTGTCAATTTTAGCAGAAATGGGTGAAGATTATAAGTACCTTCCTTATATTCAGTTACAACGCAAGGATTGATAAGTTTACAATCAGGTTCACCAATATCAGCTCCGATTTCTTCAATCTGCGAGATAAGTATCTCCTTGTTCATCAGAATTATCAGTTTGATTATTTTGTCCATAGTTTACAACATCCTCAATGTACATTTCTTTTAGTTTAGCAGTTGGTTCTACCATTGTTACAACCCAATCTGCAGGAACAGGAATTCTCTTTTCCGCAGACAAAGGAATCCAAGGAAATAATGATACTTCATATCCTGCTTTCTGAGTTCCTTCTTTAGATTCTTCATTCAGAAGACTCGGGTTTCGCATTTTAATAATACAAGGTTTATCAAGAAAATACCCAACAACTCTTGCAGAATCCTCCTCTCCAACTGCCATTTCTGAAACATCAGAAATAATATCCTCACCAGATTTTAAAACAACTAATTTAATTGTCATAGCACATATTTACCTAAACGTATTATAGCAATAAAAAAAGGAGGAGTCAACCTGGATTTTGCCAGGTGCTCCTCACGGCGACGATATTCAATAGTATTTAGAACCAATCTTTTCTCTTATGATGATCTGGAATAACCTTACCAAGAGTAATAGTCAAAAGCCCATCCTCAAAATCAACTGATCTAACTTCCGTATCGTCAGAGAGTGTCCAGGCTCGTGTAAATGACCGTTGAGCCAAACCTTTGTGCAGGTAGTTAGTTTCTGTCTCTTTATCTTCTTTCTGTCCTTCAATAAAGAGTTTGCCATCTTGTGTATAGACATTGACTTCTTTCTTTTTAAATCCAGCAAGTGCAAGTTCTAAACGAGACTCAACATTACTTACAGTAACAAGATTATATGGAGGATAATTTGAAGTGGTTTCGTGAAGGTGAAATAGACGATCAAAGTATTCATCCATACCAATGCTGTTGCGTGTGATTCTGTCTAATAGGGTAGAAAGATCCGCAGTGGTATACCTTGTGAGGTTAGTCATTTTATTAACTCCTTTTTAAGCGAGGTTTGATTGTGTGGACCCTTTCGGCATCCACTACTAATTATAACAGAACATAAAAAAAGTGTGGTGTTGGTGTCCACACTTTGCGGTAGCGTTTTCCGTATGTAGAGAGTCGCGCACGAAAGAGCGACAAACTATTTATGCTTCTTCTTGAGTTTTTCCTTTCTTACCAATGTTATACTTCTGCTCAAGAATCCAATCATTTTTATCCTTATATGCTAAGACTTTGATTTGATTCAGAGGAGCAATATCAGCAACAGAATCTTCCTTCACAATCGTAATCAATCCCCAATCAGCA